GCTGGTTTTTTTTCGTCCAAAATATGACAGCACAAATAGATAGCACATCAGCAGCTTTCAACGAGATGAGCGGCAATTGGCCGCTTATCAAAGCGCTGATGGGTGGTACATTGACCATGCGGGTGAATGGCAAGACATATCTTCCGCAATGGCCGAATGAATCCGCTGATAGTTATCGTGCGAGATTGGCCACGGCGACGCTCTATCCTGCGTTTAAACGGACTGTGAAGGTTCTGTCATCAAAGCCATTCAGCAAGGCGCTGACGTTATCTGATAACGTTCCGGCAAGAATTGTGCCGTGGCTTGATGACGCTGACTTGCAAGGTCGTAATCTGCAAGCGTTTCTGTACGAAGTGATGAAGGATTGTGTTGCTTACGGGATATCCGGTGTTCTGGTTGATTATCCGAAGGCGCAAGGCATCGCAACGGTTGCTGATGAGAAAATGGCTGGTGTGCGGCCATACTTTGTGCATTATCCACCCGGAACTGTAATCGGCTGGCGATCTGAGCGCATTAATGGCGTTGAGACTTTGACTCAACTTCGGTTGAAAGAAACGATCCTTGAGCCATCCGGCGAGTTTGGCGAAGAGATCATTGAACAGATTAGAGTATTGACTCCAGGCGTATGGCAAATCTGGCGCAAGGTTCGGTTTAAAGATTGGGTGCTATATGATGAGGGACAGACCACTTTAAACCAGATCCCATTCGTGCCATTTTATGGCGATAGAACCGGGTTTATGACTGGTGAATCTCCACTTGTCGAGTTGGCATATCAGAACGTTGAGCATTACCAAAGCAGCAGCGATCAGCAGACTATCTTGCATGTTGCTCGTGTGCCTATTCTGACGATAATCGGCGCGAACGACGATACTGAGATAACAATCGGCGCGGCATCGGCTGCCAAATTGCCGAGTGGTTCCGATCTGAAATTTGTTGAGCATTCCGGCGCTGCCATTTCCGCAGGTAGACAGGCGTTGCTTGACCTTGAAGAAAGGATGCGGCAAACAGGGGCAGAGCTGCTAGTCATGAAGCCAGGCCAAGCGACTGCTACCGAGATTTATTCTGATGACGAAGCGAACAAATGCGATTTGCAGCGGATAACTGAGAATTTCGAGGATGCGGTAGATCAATTACTGCAATTCATGGCCGATTGGGTTGGTGAATCTGATGGTGGAAATATTGAGCTATTCAAAGACTTCGGAGCCGCTGCTCTGAGCGATGCGAGCGCGCAGCTGCTTCTGACCACTAATCAGGCTGGAAAGATTAGCGACATGACTCTGGTGAGTGAGTTCAAGCGTCGTGGTATCTTGTCGCCCGATCTGGATTACGAGACTGAGCAAGAGCGCATAGCTGATCAAATGCCGCCGATTGGCGCTATTACGGAATAATTAATGACAACCATAGCTTATCGTGACGGCATCGTGGCAGTTGATACACTGGTTGTTGCCGGTGGAGTCGTGGTTGATCGTTTTGGCAAAAAAACCGCAACCAAGGACGGCGTGATGTTCTTTTTTGCCGGATCGGTAAGCGATATCCATAAATTGATTGATGAATACTTTTCATCGGCTGGAAATGATGTGGGAAACATCTCGGCTATTGTGATTGATCAAGGAAATATCATCAAAGTTAGCGGTGAAGAGGACGGCAAAGGAATCTGGAAGTGTCCACAGCGTCGAGAAAATCATATTGCTATCGGTAGTGGACAGGATTTTGCGCTTGCTGCTATGGATTTTGGAAATAGCGCAAAAGAGGCTGTCGAGTATGCAATGACGCGAGATATTTATACTGGCGGGGAAGTTCGAGTTTATCAGGTATGAGTTAGATGGTTCAGACCGTTAACGAACAACTGCTGGAAGAGTCAGTCAGTCACGCGATAGATTTACGCAGGTATAGCAGCGGCGTTGTGTTGCGGATGATTGCGACACTTAAGAAGGCAGACAATAGATTGGTTGATGCACTGGCCGATGCGCTGAAAAGATTGCCACCAGAATCGTTCACAGTGCGGCGACTCGATGCGCTGCTGGTGAATGTGAAGGCGATTAACGAGGAAGCCTACAAGGTATTGCAAGCCGATCTGGCGGAGGAATTAAAGAATCTAGTCGATTACGAGACTCAGTACCAGGCCGATTTGTTTAAGAGCGTTCTTCCGGCTCAGATCTCAGTAGCATCGGTAGCACCGGCATCCGTTTATGTGGCGGCAATGGCCAGACCGTTCCAAGTCTCGAAAGGCGGCGCAGTTCCGTTAAATGAATATTTAAAAGGATTGAGCGATAACCGGGCGCAAATGGTGCGCGACGCAATCAGGCTGGGTTACATAACCGGCGAAACCAATGATCAGATCGTCAGAAGGATAACCGGCACAAAGACGTTGAATTATGCCGATGGGCTGATGGATATCCAGCGCAGATATGTTGAAACGATGGTTAGGACAGCAACCAATCACACGGCCAGCGTTGCGAGGGATCAGTTTTACAAAGCAAATGACGATCTGGTTAAGGGCGTTATGTGGGTTTCGACTCTTGACTCCAGAACGTCAAATTTATGCAAATCTTTGGATGGTAAGGTGTTTCCAGTTGATAGTGGTAAAAGGCCGCCAGCGCATTTAGGATGCCGCAGCTCTACCACGCCAGTTCTGAAATCGTGGAAAGAGTTGGGTATCAATCTGCCGGAATTTGCACCAAGCACGAGAGCATCGATGGATGGCCAGGTGCCAGAGAGTCTGACATATCAGACATGGCTAGAGCGGCAATCTGCGGCGAGGCAGGATGAAATACTCGGGCCAACCAGGGGAAAGTTATTCCGCGCAGGTGAGACGGTTGATAGATTCGTTGACAAAAACGGCAGAACATTAACACTCGATCAATTGCGCAAGAGAGATTCTGAATTATTCCAGAAAGCTGGCTTATAATTAATGGATGCCAAAGTTAACGATAGTTCCACCATCCGAACCGACTGAGAAAGAAAAAATATACCTGCGTCTGAAGAAAATGCCCAGGCCGGATGGAATGATTCAGTGCAACCGATGCGGCGGCAGAACAATTATGAACACAGTAAACGGCGCGTTTATCAAGAACGGTCGGAAACAAGGCGGCACTAAATGCCATAAAGATATTTGTTATCACTGCCATATGCAGGGGATATTTTCTCCAATGATGCCTACATTTAAGATAGCAAAGAAAAAGAAATAAGTTAAAGATTAAGTTTTATCGAAAGCCGATTAGCCATGAATTTGGTTGGTCGGCTTTTTTATTGCCCGTTTATCGGATGATGCCGGGCGCAACTGGCCGGATGGCCTAACGAGGAGTGTTTAGCAATGAAACTGAAACTGAATGAGCAAGGATTCGCGGTAGTACAAGAGGGAAAACCAGTCTATGTGCACGACGACGGCAAAGAAGTGGCCTTCGACGCGCCAGGAACGGTTCAGACGATCTCGCGGCTCAATGCGGAGGCAAAGAATCATCGAGAAAGAGCGGAAGCGGCTGAGAAGTCACTAAAAGCGTTTGAAGGTATCACTGACCCTGCTGCCGCCATCAAAGCTTTAGAAACTATCGCCAACCTTGACCATAAAAAACTGGTGGATGCCGGTGAAGTGGAAAAAATCAAAGCCGAGATAAATAAGGCTTTTGAAGGCAAGCTAACCGAAGCAAACAGCACGATCAAGACGCTTCAGGATCAGCTATACAGCGAGAAGATTGGTGGCAGTTTCTCGCGCTCCAAGATGATTGCTGACAAATTGGCTATTCCTGCGGATCTCGTTCAAGCCAGATTCGGCAATGCTTTCAAAATAGAGGACGGCAATATCGTTGCTTACGATCAATCAGGCAACAAGATATACAGCCGCTCAAAACCCGGGAATGTCGCAGATTTTGACGAAGCTCTGGAGTTTCTCATTGAACAATATCCTCATAAAGAAAACATCCTTAAATCCTCCGGTGCGTCCGGTTCGGGTGCGAGCAATTCAGGTGGTGCAGGTTCCGGCAATAGCAAGGTTATTCCCCGCGCTGCGTTTGATGCTTTATCAGCAGATCAGCGGATGGCGCATATAAAGGGCGGTGGAACGGTAACAGATTAAATATTTCGTAAACTAAACAGAACCAGCTTCGGCTGGTTTTTTATTTCACAAAGGACAATAAAATGGCTTCTACTCAAAATACCATTACAAACCTGATCCCTACGCTGTACGAGGCAATGGATGTGGTATCGCGCGAACTGGTCGGGTTCATCCCAGCAGTTACCCGCGATTCATCGGCAGAACGCGCGGCAAAGGATCAGACAATTAATATCCCAATTGTCCCTGCTATCACCGCTGGAGATATTGCCCCGAACGTAACTGCGCCGGATGATGGTAACGCCACTATCGGCAATACCACGATGACAATCAGCAAGAGCCGATATGCGCCGGTACGCTGGAACGGTGAAGAGCAACGCTCCGTGGCCGGCACAGGAATCTATGCGCAAGTAAATACACAACGCTTCGCACAAGCTATGCGCGTATTGGTAAATGAGGTGGAGGCTGATCTGGCCGCGCTGCATATCAAAGCCAGTCGTGCATATGGTACCTACAACACGCAGCCTTTCGGTACAGCCGCAGACCTTTCTGATGCCGCGCAGATGCGCAAGATTCTGGAAGATAACGGCGCGCCGCAATCTGATCTACAAATGGTGCTGAGTTCTTCCGCGATGGCGAACATTCGCGGCAAGCAATCGGTGCTGTTCAAGCTGAACGAAGCCGGTACCGACAGTCTGCTGCGCCAGGGCATCATAGGGAATCTGGAAGGTTTTATGCTGCATAACTCAGCCGCTGTTAAGACTGGCGTTACAGTTGGGACGAACAACGGCAGCGCAAGTACAGATTCATCCGGTTATTCGGTAGGCGCGACCACTATCACCCTGGCATCGGCTGGTACTGGCACAATCATTGACGGAGACATCATCACATTTGCCGGTGACACGAATAAATATGTCGTACTAACCGGCGATACCAACGTAGCCAACGGCGGCAGCATTGTTCTAGCAGAGCCAGGATTGCGCGTTGCCATCGCCGCATCGCCCACTGTTATCACCACTGTGGCTGCAACAGATCGCAACATGGCATTCAGCCGCTCTGCTATCGCTTTGGTAACTCGTGCGCCGATTATGCCAGAAGGCGGAGACGATGCCGATGACGTGATGGAAATTACCGATCCTGTTTCCGGATTGGCTTTCCAGGTTGCGATGTACCGTCAATACCGCCAGGTTCGATTCGAGGTTGGTTTGGCGTGGGGCGTGAAAATGATTTCGCCTAGACATTCCGCCATTCTAATTGGCTAGTAACCAAGGGCGGGCCTAACAGTTCGCCCATTTTGTTTCGGAGGAATGATGTCAGACACATGCGAAACGGTACAAGTTGTTTCTGGTGAACACGAAGCCGGATTCAAGATCATCAATAAAGCGGATTTCAAGGAAGGCGAGCACACAATTTATGCCGCTCCTGAGCAGAAGGAAGAAGTCGCAGAAGAAGTAAAGCCCGGTCGATCACGCAAACAATAAGGGGCAACCATGCCAACCAATAAAACCACGCTTAACCTGCCCGCTGGAAAGCGTCTTATCGTTGTTGCGGATTCTATTTCGCGCGGCTCGTTTTGCCGCGTGGATAGCGGCGCGCAATATACGCCCAAAGCCATCAATGAAGGGCAGACGCGCTATGCCGGGCCGTTCGGAGAATCTCGTAATTATGAGATTGTAAGTGAAGTAGGTTTACTCACCGCCACGGCATCGGACGTTAATGATCTTGTCACCAGCACAGGAGCGTCTGTATCTGGCATGGTCGGCAATCTTTCCGTCATTGCCGATGGGCAGGAATTGACATTACCGGCAGATGCTCAGTCTCAAGTATTCGAGTCAATGACTGTGAACGGATCACTCAATGTAGAAGGCGAGTTGCGCGTAGGCGCGGCATGGCCCACTTAATCAAAGGATAATCAACATGAAAATTGAAAAACTCGCTATTACATCACCAGACGTTTCCAATGCCATCGTGCCGGTTATCGTTTCAGGTGCACAAAATGCGGTGGCCACTACAACGGCTTGCGGTGTTGCGAATTACAACACAACGCTTACTACTACCAGCGCGGAAATAACTCCGACTCTTGCTGATGGCGCTATAACCGGACAACTGCGCCGCTTCCAATTCATTGCAGATGGCGGCCATGATGCCGTTCTGACACCAGCCACAGCATTCCAGGGTGGCGCAACGATTATCACATTTGCCGATGTTGGTGACGTTGCTGAGTTGATGTGGAATGGTTCGGCATGGCAAATACTCGCGCTATATAACATCGTCGACGGCGAAACCGCTCCAGTAGCATCGTAATTACCCATGAGCTTAACGGTTGAAACAGGCGGAATTATTCCGGGCGCTGAGAGTTATGAATCAGTAACTAATGCTGATTTATATCATTCAAATCGCGGCAATACCGCATGGGCCGCGTTGAATACTGCAGCCAAGGAACAAGCATTGCGGAAAGCCACCGACTATCTTACCCAGTCATATCGCAGCCGCTGGAAAGGCCACAGAACTGACGTTGATCAAGCGCTGGACTGGCCGCGCAAGTATGTTTATCTGAGCGACTACGAAACAAGCGAAGAGGTAGCCTCAGACACGATACCTAACGAAATAAAAGCGGCATGTTCTGAATTGGCACTGAGAGCATCAGCAGACGATCTCGCGCCTGATCTTGATCCGGCTGTTACATCGGAGGCCATCGGCACTCTGAGCGTGGCATATGCTGCCGGGACAAGCCAAGTGACAACGTATCGAGCAATCGACATGATGCTGAAGCCTTATCTAAGGTCTGGCGGCGCTGGTGTGCAAATCATCAGATCATGACGAAACTTGATACCCGATTCAGAGCGCTTGCCACTAGGCTGATAAATAAATATGGCAAATCGATTACTTTAACCAGCGTTACGACCGGAAGTTATAACCCGGCTACCGGATCGGTAACCAATACCACCTCCGCCGCATCGGTTAAGGCGCTTGTGGAGGATTACAAAACTGGCTTTGCTGATGGTCTGGTAAAGATCGGTGACAAGAAATTCACAGTTGCGGCCATAGATCTGAGTGCCACGCCAAAGCCTGGCGACACGATAACACTGGGAAGCGCAACTTACAGCCTAATTCGTGTGATTGAAACATGGCCAGGTGAACAGATTGCTTGTTACGAGCTGCAGGGGAGGATTCAATGACAAATTTCAAAGCTGATTTTGCGAAGGTTATTGAGAATGCAAAAAACCGGATTGATATCGTCATAAAGAAAGCTGAAATCCGCGTTTTCGAGTCAGTAATCATGAGGTCACCAGTAGACACGGGCAGGTTTCGTGGCAACTGGATTGCGACCACTGGAACCCCTTCTTTCATGTACTACGATGACCTGAAAGACAAGCCTGGAAGAGTAACAAAGGCCGCAGCAAGGAGCGTTATTAATGAATCACAGATCGGCGGCATTACATATCTAGTCAACAACCTGCCATATGCTTATCGTCTTGAATATGGGCGTTATTCGCAACAAGCGCCAAATGGAATGGTCAGGCTATCAGTAGCAGAGTTCGAGCAATGGTTAAACGAAGCGGCGCGATATTGATATGTCATACGCACTAATCAGACAAGCTCTTGAAACGCGACTGAACGCAATGTCTCCCGCATTGCCGACAGCATGGGAAAATGTTTCATTCACAACGGTCGCAACAGGCTATCAGCGAGTAAACATCCTGCCATCAGAAACAAGGAATCCAACGTTTGGCGATGGCATGGCGATGGAAAGCGGCATCATGCAGGTGTCGCTGTGCTATCCGGTCGGGAATGGATCAGCAACCGCGGCGGCAAGGGCTGAATTGCTGCGAGCGTGGTTCTACCGTGGGTTGTCTCTTACGTCCGGCGCTGTGACTGTAATCATCGGCAAGACACCATCAATAGCACCGGCTCAATTCGAGCCTGGGTTATATGTAATACCTGTATCAATTCATTTTTATTCGTACGTTTAATTAAACAACATTCTTAAAACAAGCCGCCTTCTGGGCGGTTTTTTTTCGTCCAAATTTCAACCGACCGCCTCCTGGCGGTTTTTTTTCGTCCAGAGGAGTCATTATGAGCACGATAGCATCAGGCGTTTTTAAGCAGTTGACCGCAAAGAAACAAAGTGGATTAGGAAGCGCAGCGAGCGGCGCATCGGCGCAGATTTACCGGCGCGTTACTTCCACACTCGATTTGAAGAAAGCGACTTACAAAAGTAATGAAATACGGACATCAATGCAGCGCTCTGATTTCCGTCATGGTGTGCGATCCGTCGACGGGTCGATCAGCGGTGAGTTGTCGGTAGGAACTTACCAGGAGTTTATTGGTTCCACATTGCGCGGCGCGTGGGCGGCTGTTTCTGGCTACAACTCAGGCACCGACACGGCTGCCGATGCAGCTGGAACGTTCACTGACACATCCGCTGGTTTCCTTACTGCCGGTCTTAAAGTAGGCATGGTTGGACGCTGGACTGGCTGGAGTTCCACTGCTAACAACAGTAAGAATTTCCTCATTACCGGGTTAACTTCTTCCGTTATGACAGGCGTGTTCCTTAATGGTGACGCGGTTGTAACAGACGCTGGCGGTGTTTCTGATGACGTTACTTTCACACCAGTCGGTAAATATATCTCAATCCCAGCAACCGGCCATGCGCGCGATTACTGGACTATCGAGCATAACTTCTCCGATATCGCTCAATCAGAACAATTCACCGACTGCGTGTTTAACACGATGGCCGTAAAACTGCCATCTACCGGCATGGCGACTGTGGATTTCAGCATTCTTGGGCTGGACATGACCACCGGCACAGCTTCAGTTTTTACTTCACCGACAGCAGTTAGCAGCGGGGCGATTCTGGCCGCAGTGAACGGCGCTGTTTATATCGACGGCGTAGCGGTAGGGCAAATCACATCGCTTGACTTCCAGATCAACGGAAACATGTCCGCGCCTGGCGGAGTTGTTGGTTCTAACGTCGATCCTGACATATTCCCTGGAATGATCGACGTGACCGGCAATATGACGGTTCTGTTCGATTCCGTAACCATGCGCGATTACTTCCTTAACGAAACTGAAGTATCCATTGTTGCCGCATTCACCTCTGGCACATCCGCAACAGCGGCAGTTCAGACGCACGTTTTTCATCGGGTCAAGTTGGGCGGCGCGAGCAAGGACGATGGCGAGAAAGGATTATCACTGACCGTTCCATTTACCGCACTGGAAAACACCGCCGGCGGATCAGGAACCAGCAGCTACGCAACAAGTTACTGGATGCAGGACAGCGCCGCAGTTTAACCAAACACACACCACATAAAGCCGCAAAGCATAAACAGCTTGCGGCTTTTTTTATTTCTACGACAGGAAACCACATGAAAAAAACCGCAGCTATAGATTTGGCGAGCATTGATACCGTTGCAGCTTGTAATCAGGGCGTTGAAGTGGAATTACGCCATCCAGCAACCAATGAACCTCTGGGAATATTCTGGACTGTTTTAGGCAGGGATTCTGACACTTACAACGACTATATCCGCGACAAAGTGAACGCCATGCTGCGTAAGAAGGCGCTTGCTGAAAAGCGTGGACGCGATCTGGAAGTCAGGACTCTTGAAGATGCCGAAGCCGAGAATATCGAAACATTAATCGTCTGTTCAGTTGGTTGGAGAACTGGCGATAAACAGATCATCTGCTTTGATGGCAAAGAACTTGAATACAACGTTGCCAATGCGAAAAAGATATTGACCGAACGGGCGTGGATCCGCAAGCAACTTGATGACGCTATAGGCGATCTAGCAAATTTTATGCCGAATTGACGCTTGAGTTAGTTGAATACTCAAAGTGTCAATTTGAACTCAGCAAGCCACAGAAAGACGGCGCAACGCTTAAGGATCACTTGATGATGGCTTACCAGGCATCAGGAATCATGCCACAGCAGCTTGCTGATGCTCTACCGCTTCCGGAATTGGGCGCGAATATCTGGGGATACTTTCTTCAATTGCATATGGAACGCGGCAGTGACGGAATGTCACGCCGCGCGATCACTTCCACCGGCATAAAAGACTGGTGTGAAATATCTAGAATCAAGCTGGAACCGTGGGAATTGAGAGCAATCAGGGCGATTGATAACGAATGGATGAAGTCTGCAAATGACAACTGATATAGCAACGATTGGCGTAGCTTTTGATTCTTCCGAGGTTGATAAAGGGAAGATATCACTAGATAACCTAGCGGCTGCCGGTGCGCGCGCTGAAACCGCAACAAACGGGATCACGACCGCATCAGACAAGTTATCCTCGGCCCTGAAGTTGGCTGCTGGCGCATTCGCTGCGATCGGTATCAGTAAGTATATCCAGGAAGCGGCATCGTTAAGCCAGCGTTACGGTGAACTTGGTACTGTTCTGGATGTGGTCAGCAGGAATCAAGGCGTTCTAAAGAAAGACGTTGACGCGGCCACGGCTGCCTTGCAGAAACAAGGCATTTCGATGATCGAGTCGCGCCAGACAATGACCAGGGTTATTCAATCGAATATTGACCTTGCGGACGCTACCAAGCTGGCCAGGCTGGCGCAAGATGCCGCAGTTGTCGGGCAGATGAATTCATCACAAGCCTTGGAATCAATGATCCACGGTATTACTTCGGCACAAACCGAGGTATTGCGCACTATCGGCATTAACGCCAATTTCGAGCAATCCTACGCAAGACTGGCTAAAGAGCTTGGCGTTACCACCTCCGCATTGAGCGAGCAGCAAAAAATGCAAGCCAGGGTGAATGTCGTGCTGGAACAAGCTCCTGCTTTGATGGGCGTATACGAAGCATCGATGGAAAACGCTGGCAAGATGATGCGGTCGACAGAACGCTTGCTGGAGAACCTCAAAGTTAAGGCTGGGGCTGTGTTCGATGACGCAGCAATGTCTGCTGTAACCATCTATACCGGCGTTCTGAAGGATTTGAACGCGGTAATTGATGATCTGGCGGCCAATGGTGAGCTGAAAGACTGGAGCCACCGAATCGGCGTTGAGTTTGCCGGTCTGGCTGATCTTGTTAGGGTGACAACAGGCCAGTTCGGCATCTTGTTCAAGATGATCTCTGATGGCTTCGGAAAGATCAAAGGCGGCGATTTTGCCGGGCTAACCACAGTATTCCAAAATGCCGATGTGGCGTTGAAGGCGCTGTACGCTGACGGTGAGAAATACGTTGATCAGCTCAACCAGCGGGTTATCGTTGAGTCAATGCTAACTAAGCAGGTGACTGGGCGCGACAATAACATTGAATCGACCAAAAAGCAGACTGCTGAAACAGCAAAAGCCACGGAAGCGGTTAAAAAGCAGGTATCTGAATACGAGCGGTTGATTAACTCTATCAAAGAAAAGACAGCGGTTAATGCTGCTGAAACAAACGCCAGCAAGAAACTCACCGAAACAGAAAAAATACGCGTTGATATTGAAACAAAAATATCCAGCGGCCTGTTAAAGCTGAATGACGCTCAGAAAAACACGATTGATCTGACGCTGAAAGAGTTGGGCGCGAGCGAGCGGCTACTTGAGAACAAACGATTTGTGCGGGAACAGACTGAAGCATTGGCCAGCGCAGGAAACAGCCAAGTTCGCAGCATTCAGCAACAAGTAGACGCGCTGAGACAGCAAAACTCTCAGATAGGCATGACGCGTGAACAGATTATCGCAATGGCTGGGGCAAGAGAGCGAGATACGGCAACCGCTGTTAGAAATGCGGCTGTCTATGCTGGCGATATGCATGATGCCTATATCCAGTATGCAAATGACCTGGATAAAACCGCCGTATTGCAGCAACAGCTTATGCAAGAGCAAGAAGTTCAGCGATACGCGCAACAGTGGAATGCCGCCTGGTCAAACATTGAGCAGACAGGCAAGAACGCATTTGTTCAGTTCGCCGCGCATGGTAAGTCTGCGATGGAATCTATCGGCCAATCCATCAAGATGGCTGTCATCGACCTGCTTTATCAGCTGACGGTTCGCAAGTGGATGATCAATATTGGCGCATCGCTTGAAAGTTCATTTATCGGCAGCGCGCTTGGTTCTGTTACGGGTGGGGCTGGTGGTGCAGCGGGCGGTCTTGGCAGCGCATTGAACCTTGCCAGCCTTGGTTCAAATGCGATGGGCTTGTTCAATACCGGATTCGGTGCGACATCGATGCTAAGTAAAGTTGGTGGAATGCTGCCCGGTTCGGTTGGGTCGTTTTTCGGTGGCATGGGTGTAACTGGCACACAAGCGGCGGCACAGGCTGGGGCATCTGCATTATGGGAATCGTCTGGCGCAAGCGCGGCGGCATCAATGGGATCATCATTCGCGGCTGTGGCCGGACCAGCTATTGCGCTTGCTGCGGTTGACACCATAGGCAGGATGCTTGCTGGCGATAAGAAACTTGGCGGCGCAGAGATGATTCCGGTTATTGGCGGATTCATGGCTGCATTATTCGGACGCGGCCCACTAAAACAAAAAGAAACAAATCTAATCGGTGACTTCTCATCAGATGGGTTCAGCGGCATTACCAGTACGAAATTCAAGGCACAAGGTGGTTTAGCACGAAGCAGCAAGGTTGACCGCGTTATGATCGACACTGATACCGGAGAATTGCTCAATCAATATAAAGGGTTGGTTGAGGGTGGGATATCCAAAGTATTAGAGCCGTTCGCGCGTGAAGCTGCGGTGGCTGCGATGCAACTAGGCAAGTATCTGGACGATGTAACGACCTCCACTGCCGAATCAATGCAGAAAGTTGGGGAGTCGCTTGGCAAGGGCAAGGATGCGATGGAAGGCTTCTACTACGGGGTCAACATCGCGTCGGAAAAAGGCAAGTCACTGACTGACGAGCAGATCAGCGGCGTTCTGGCCGATATGGCTGACACGATGGCGCGGCATGTAATACCGAATATTGATGCATTCAGGAAGGCTGGAGAAAGCGCGGCTGATGCAGCTCTGCGGATTGGCAACGAATTTGACGCTCTGGTCAGCGCTTCTGCGGTGTTGGGTGTTTCCCTTGGTACAGCAAGAACGGTGCTACAACAATCATCAATCGAAGGGCGCACAGCTTTCATAGAAGCCGCTGGCGGCATCGATGCGCTGAACTCAAAAGCGCAGTATTTCGCTGCGAACTTCCTGGATGGCTCAGAGATTATCCAGCGTAACGCGGAATTGCTGGGCGAGCAAATGGGCGAGCTTGGATTGTCCACGGACATGACGAAAGAGGATTTCAAAAACCTTGTGCAGTCATTCGGCCAGGTCAACGGCATATCGGAAGAAATGCTCATTTCTCTGCTGGACATCGCGCCACTTTTTAACGATGTTAAAACGGCTGCGGATGCTGCTGGTACGTCGATTGGCGATCTGGCAAATCAACTGACTCTATCAAAAGACGAGATGGTGGCGGTCGGAACAGTCATGGCTAATGTCGGTTATAGCTTTAATGACATCCTGCAGGTCTTGCGTGATGTTCCTGCTGAAAAGATATCTGCGTTTGTTGACAGCGTCGGCGGCATTGATGCGTTGCTTTCGTCTAGTGCGTCGTTTGCTGAAAACTTCCTGAACGGCGCGGAATTGGCGAAGACGAAGGCCGATTATCTGGCGAAGCAGTTCACCGATTTGGGCATCAGATCTGATCTGACCGCACAGGATTTCAAAGACTTGGTTCAGGGAGTTGGCGAATTCTCCGGCGTATCAAAAGAAACAAGAGCGGCTGCGGCTGCATTAACGGCTCAATATGTTGAATTGTACGGTGGCACTAATCAACTGACCGAAGCTTTTGGTGGACTGGACGTTGTAATCGACAGCGTTACCCAAAAGCTGGAGCTCACTAATCAGAGTGCTGTGGCGGTCGGTACTGTACTCGGTAACGTTGGTTACAGCTTTGACGAGATCATGGAGATTTTGCGCGATCTTCCTACCGAAGAAATAACCGCGTTCGTGCAGAAAATGGGCGGCATCCAAGGATTGCTCAGCGCATCCGGTTCTTTTGCCGAAAATTTCCTGACAGCTAGTGAAAGGCTGCAAGTTAAAACCGATTACCTAGCTAAACGCTTGAACGATCTTGGGGTTAGTTCAGATCTGACGGCGGAGCAATTCCGCAATCTGGTTATGGGGCAGGGTGAATTCGCCAATGCTTCGGAAGAAACGCGTGGTTTAGCGTTATTGCTGGCCAAAGATTTCTTCGAGGTAAACGGCGGAATTGTTACGCTATCGGATAGCGTTGGCGGCCTGAATGGCGTAGCCACTGCCGCATCTGTATCTGTTGATGGATTGGTTCAGGCTGGGCTTGATTTCGGCCTGACGATGCAGCAAATATCTACCCTGCTTAAAACCACGTCACCAGCTGACCTGGCTAAATTCATTACAGACAATCCGCAATTCAACCAACAGGCAGACTTCTTCAAACAGAACTTCCTGACACCTGACCAGCAATTCGCTAATGACTCGCAGAATCTAGCCAATCAGTTGTTTAAAGCCGGTATTGATCCCAATATCTCACGCTCTGGATTTACTGCGATCCTGCAAGACATGACCGCGCAGAATAACGCCGCCGCTCGCAATCTGATGGGATTGTTCGACAGCGTTCACGACCGGATAGAAGCGAGCGCGGAAGCTGCGAAAAACTTTGTTGCGCCCATGGCAGAGATCATCAATCAGGACGCGATCAACGCGGCTCAGAGTCGGTTGAAAGATACTGAGAGCGCATTAACCAACGCGCAGAACCAGCTTAATCAAGCGCGGCAAGCCGAAGTAAACACATTGCAGCAAACGGTCGATAAATACCGGAACTACGAGCAAGCAATGAGAAACGCGAGCAACGCACTTGCACTTAGCGCGGCATCTCCACTCACTCCCATGGAGAAATATCAAGAAGCGAATAGGCAGTTACAGGCTGCGGCCAAATCTGGTGATTATGAAAAGCTGCAACAAGCCGGAAGCGCATTTCTGGAAGCGTCGAAGCTGGTCAATGCGTCAGGCAGTCAATATACGGCTGATTATTCGTTTGTTAAGGGATTGTACGACCAGGCCGCGTCGGCAGCGGGTAAACAGGCCAGCGACGCTGAACGTCAACTTGGTGCGCTGGGGACGATCAATA